AAAAGAAAAGGGCTTTCTTTATACAAGATGCAGAGTAAGAGATAGCGGAAGAGATAAATATGGACTTTAAAAATTTAACATACCCTTTTGAAGAGATGGGTGAAGCACCATTTAATGTTGTAAGAATTCTGAATGAATGCTATGATGATTATTCAAATGGAAACTTGGGTGATGGTGAACACATGGCGAGTGGTGGTATGGTAAGGCAAGAATTTTTAAGACGCATAGCACAGATTGGGTATGATGAGGATAAGTATAAAGATATAGCTGATAAGTTAGAAGAAGATGTTGATGAAAATAATGCACACTTATATTCTAAATACTATGAGCCAAGTGAAACAGAAGAAGAAGATAATGATGAGCCAAAGACTAGGTTAGAACAGATGAGTAAGCTAACTCATGACCCTATTGTAGACTGATGAAAGATTATACACCAGCACAATTAAGAGAACACTTACAATGGTTGTATAGACAACCAAACTATTATAAAGAAAAGAAAACCTTTACACATGGAGGTAAGAGAGAAAAGATATTAATATATAAATACCATGAGGAGTGGGCTAAAGAAAATGGATATAGAGATTAATAAGGAGGATGAATGAAAGTTGATTTAGGAAACAAGTGTGTACATTGTAAAGAGGATACTTCCTTTGGGAGTGGTAAGTTTGTAAATAGGTATCCTGTTTATGGGCTTGACCCTAATGGCACAGGCATAGAGTATGATGGCTATTGTTGTGATGAATGCGAACAAGCATGGTATAATGAACAGAAAAGAATATAATAAACTCTACCATCAAAGACCTGATGTGATAGAAAAGAAAAGGAAATACTTTAAAGAGTATAACGCAAGACCTGAAGTTAAACAGGCAAGGCACGAATGGTACATTAATAAAAAAATAAAGGAGGTTAATAATGCCAAGATATAAAATAAGTGAACACCTAACAGGGTGGAAAACAGTTGAGAACTTTATTGATGCTAAAGATGAAGATGATGCGTGGGAAAAACATAATGCGAGTGAGTATGTTAATAAGGAATGGAGAGAAGCAGAAGAAGAATATAAATTAGTTGATACAGAGATAACTAAAGAAGGAGATACACCAACAGAGGGTGTTAAGAAATGGAGAGAGCAGAAAGTAATAAAGGGTAATGCTTATGAAATTAATCCTGATGGGTCGGAGGTTAAATGAAAAAGTATAGAGTGACATTAAATGTGGATGATGGTTGGGTAGAAAATTTTAACCAAGTTATTGAGGCAGAAGATGAAGATGAAGCCGCAACTGAAGCATTAGTACAAGTTAAAATGAATTTAACTGATTATATTGATGCAGATGTAGAGGAAGTAAATGAAAAAGTATAGAGTGTGGGGATATGAAACAGTACCTTATCACATAGATTTAAAAGCTATGAATAAGAATGATGCTTATCAAAAAGCATTTGATGTTGACCATATGGATTGGGTACAAGGAGATACAACAGGGCTATGGGATGATGGAGGTTTTAAAATAAAAAGAAATATGATAGAAAGGATAGAAGATGAACATAAGTAAGCACAAATTAAAAGAGATAAGTAATAGAAATTATTATTTATATTTTTTATTTAATAAAAATAAATTAGTTTATGTAGGACAAACTAGAAATTTAAATAAGAGATTAGTAGAACATAAAGGAAAATCAAATAGATATACTGGTACAACACAGAAAAAATTTGATAGATATTATGATATACCTAGTCCATGTGAACAAAGAACAAAGAGATGGGAAAAAATACTTATTAAAAAACTTAAACCAAAATATAATCTTGGGCATGATAAGGATGCAAGGTATAGAAAAGTATGGGTTAATAAAAAATGGTCAAAGAAAAGAATAGAAGCATACAAAACATTTAAATTAAAAAACATTGATATTGATTGTGAAAGAAAGCAAGGTCATTTTAGATTGGTAAGGAGATAACATGAGTGAGGAGTTATATTATAGTAAGAGTAAAGGTAAGTATATTAAGATAGCAGAGATGCCTGACCAACACGTTAGGAGAGCATTCATTAAGATGAATGCAGATATTGGTTATGCAAAAAAATTTGAACATAAATTAGAATTATTAAGGGATGATGTGTGTAGTGCTATTGATGGAATATTGGAGGAGATAAATGAGAAAAAAGATAAAGATTAAGAAAGCTATCTATGGTAAGAAGCAGTTTAATTTACCTGAAGAATTAGATTATTATAAAAGATATAAGATGATAAATATACCAGCAGATTTGGTTGATGATATACATCAAGCAGTTGGTAGAGCAGAGGGTTTCATTCCATGTAAGGATATAACTGAAGAGTTAGATGCGTGGCAATTCCTAATAGATACAGGGATTGTTTGGAAATTACATGGATGGATGGGTAGACAGGCACACTTTTTAATTGATAATAAAATATTAAAAGAAAGGGTTGTGCATTAGATTTTAATGTGCTATAAGAACATATGTCATTAAGATTTAGAAAATTAATAGTTAGGTTGCGTATGTGGTATGCTAAATTTAGAGGACATAAAGGGCATAGATGGGATTACGAACCATCTGAATGGTACATGGGTAGACATAACAAAAAAAATAAGGAGAAATAAATGTTTGGAAAAGTTAAAGAAGAAGATGTTAAAAGATATATAGTAATGTCTAAAGGTAAGTTTGGTGAAAATTTTTATCAAGACAGAGCATTTAAAACAGTTGAAGATGCTGATGCGTATGCAAAGTTAATGCAGAAACAAGAAGATAAAGATGGACATCAATACTATTTGTTTGAGCAAAGCAAACACTATGGGAATGGTGAGGAGAAAAATGGGTGATGATATTTATTTAACTTCTCTTAAAGAGAATGCATATAAAAAAGAAATTGCTAATCTAAAAGAGGAGATTAAAAATTTAAAAGCTGATGTTAAATATGAACGAGAGTTAAGGGTTAATGGCACAGCTTATCATCCTACTGATTATCATAGTAGATTAAGAGAGATGATTAGTAAAGTTAGAAAAGAAAAAAAATTAACTGACTTGTTTGATATAGTTGATGAAGCACAGAAGAGATTAAGAAATGAGTGATGATATAGAAGTTTGGAAACAACGAAATGAAATACTACATAAGAAAGTTGAAAGACTTATGGAAGAATTAAGACAAGAACATAAATTAAGACAAGAAGTAGAGGAAGATAATAAGAAACTTGCTCTTCAAGTTAGTGAACTAGAAGATAGAATAAGAGATAGTAATTTTTAATATGCTAACTAAAAAACAATTAAAATTATTTAAATTTTTACAGCATTACTTTAAAGATAATGAAGTAATGCCAACATTTAATGAGATGATGCAACATATGAATGTCAAATCAAAGAGTGTTATATGGAATATGCTTGGGTATATTGAATGGAAAGGGTACATAAAAAGGATACCTAATTATGCACGAGCAATTCAAATTATTAAATACAACTAGAAGGAGAATATATTGTCTAAACCATTGATTTTATTGAATAAAATTTATTTTTTAGGGGTGTTGGCACAGGTGGTATTGCCCTCTATAATAGGAGATACTGCCCTACTTAATAGGGTTAGTATTTCTTTTATTAAATAATATTTTATTGGATAGTACTATGGCGAATAAATTCTTTATGAAAAAATCTTGGGTAAATGTAGATATGTGTATTGAAGATTATTACAATTCAGGTACTACTTTAGAACAAGCAACTAGAGAATTACATTGGTCGCCTTATTCAAAAATCGTTGGTAAAGAAGTGAAGTTTAAACGTAATACTGTGGAGGAAATTGATGAAGAAACATACAAAAATAAAATCAAGAAATCCAATAGCACAGATGTTAATGAGAAAACAGTTTCACTCAAAGATTGTAAAAAGTAAAAAGCCAAAACTGATTGCAAAGTATCTAGACAATAAAATGAAATATGATACGTAATGGAAATACAATACCCCTTTGGAATGAGGGGAAAGGCGAAGGCAAGAAGATAACTCCACACATATTACTATGGAGGAGTGTTATTGTCCGAGCCATCATGGATGCCCTTGATGTAGATATTCATGCATGGGGTAAACATAGATTACAGATTGTTAAGAATGCTAATGCTTGGTTCAATCCAAATGATGAAGCATTCTGTGAGGTCTGTGAATATTCCGACTTTGACCCTTCCTTTATTACAAAAACTTTCCACAAATTAAAAATAGCAAATGCGAAAAAATTATTTGAGCATAAGAACTTAAATAAATTTCTAACGCATTACCTATGTAGCTTTCATTAAGGATGGGAAATTTGAATAAGACTTCTGCATTTGATATTGATTTAAAGTATGGTCAAGTAAGAGAGAAAAGAGTTGATGAACTACTTAAAGGTGGTAATGTAGAAGTTAAAACTGAACGTAGCTGGTGGAGAAAGTCAGGGAATATTGCTATTGAGTATGAGTTTAGGGGTAAGCCAAGTGGTATAGCAAAGACAGAAGCTAAATGGTGGTTTCATATCCTTGAATTAAAGAACAAAGAATATAATATGATAGTGTTCAGAGTTAATAGATTAAAAAAGATAGTAGATAAATATAAAAAGACACACACTAAAGAGATAGGAGATTACAGGGCATCTAAATGTGTAGTAATACCTATTAAAGAAATCTTTAGTGAGAGTTGTTATGCATTGTTTGATTGATATGAAAGAAAAAATATATTTAATTTTATTTTATATCCTTTTATTTATTGTCACTATGGTTCTGTTAAGTTTTATAGGTAAGTAATATGGGTATGATGGATGGAGGAGATAACTTTAAAGACAGGTGTCATGCCTGTGATGGTACTGCTTTGGGTGGTACTATGCTCCGAAACGTACATGATAGAAATAAAAAGATATGTAGTAATTGTCATAGTAAATTAAATGATAATGATAAGCAAACATTTGTAAGTGCATCTCAATTAAAGAGAGGATTGTTTACATGAAAAAAATAATAGGATTGATAGTTGGTTTATTATTACTAACTGGATGTAGTAATATAGCGATTGTATCAAGTGGGTCTAGTCTAGCTTTAAGTAATAATGCTTATGCTAAAGCATATAGTGGTATAGATTTTGCCACAGCTATTACTACAAAGAAAGATATTAAAACTCATGCTTATGAGTACATAGTTAAAGCAAGAGAAGTTAAGAAAACTTTTGTTAATATAGTTGCACCATCAGTAGAAAGAAAAACATTTAAAGTAGATGAAAGTATTAAGTTAGCCAGTACTAAAAATGAAAGAGTTGTATTTACAATAGATGTATTTACTATTTGTTATCTCTCTTTTTTCCTAGCGGTAGCTATTGTTCTGTTAGCATTTAGTTTAATATATCTAGTTATACATTGTTGCAGGAAACCAAAGAAAATTAAAAAGAAAAAACTTAAAAGAAAAAAAAGAAAATAATATATGAGTGAACGAGATTTAATTAGAGAATATAAAAATACTATATCAGATTTAACTAAAGAAAAAGATGATGCTATTAAATTAGTTTCTCAAAAAGATTCTAAAATAAAACAATTACTTATTCAAGTTGAACAATCAACACAAGATGTTCAGGTATTAGGTAAAAGAATTGCAGAGTTAGAAACAAAATTAAAAAAGAAACAGAAGATTAAAAGAGTGATAGATGAAAAGATAACAGAAATCCTTGAAAACACTAGCGAAAATGAGGAAAAAAAAGATGCTTCAAGTGTTGACAAGGGGGGTGCTGATATGCTAAAAGAGTTTTATGAAAAGTAAATTAACAACAACAAAAGGAAAATACATATGGCAATAATTGAAGGCACAGCTTACTGGGCTTCTCTGACACGACCAAACGAAAAGTTTGAACCTATGTGGAGAATTGATTTAGCAGTTGATGACGCAACAGCACAGGATTTTAAATCTAAAGGATTTAATATTGGTGAAACAAAAGCTGATGATAAAGTAGTAAAGAATATCATCAGGTTTAAGAGAAAGGTTTCAAAAGCAAATGGTGATAAGAACCAACAACCACAATTAGTGGATGCTGAAAAGAAACCTATTGAAAAAATAATCGGTAATGGCAGTAAGGTAAAGGTAATGTATAAATCTTATGACTGGAATTTCAAAGGAAAGAAGGGCAAAGGTTTAGACTTACAAGCTGTACAAGTACTGGATTTAGTGGAATACACACCGAAAGAAGATTTTAATGTAGAAAAATCATCTAATGGTGTTGACATCAAGGAAGATTTTTAGTATAAACCTCTTGGTTATTTAGTCATAATGCGTGACTACATTTTCTACTCCTACTGGAGAGTCGGCTTTGCATAGTTAGGTCGGCTCTCCTTTTTTTTTATGAACGAATTTAAAAGGGCGACAATGGAAACAAAAACTGGATTTGTAAAGTATCATCTACCCTGTCCATTATGTGACAGTACTGATGCTGTATCTGTTAATGCAGATGGTTCGGCATTTTGTTTTTCATGTCAACAATATATAAAGGAATATGATATGGAAACAAAACAAACAAATGGTAATGGGAAACATGAATACGAAGTTAAAGATTATATGAAGTCATCTGATTATGCAGAGATAGTAGATAGAAATTTAAGTGAACCTACTTGCAGAAGATATGGGGTGACAATTAAGATGGATAGTATGGGTAATATAACAAATCATTATTACCCTTACCATGACAAACAAGGTGCAAAGATTGCAACTAAAACTAGATTTACAAAATTAAAAGAGTTTACTATACAAGGTAATACAAAGAACTCTGGATTATTTGGAGAACATTTATTCTCTAAAAATAAATTTGTAATAATAACCGAAGGAGAATTAGATTGTTTATCTGCATATCAAATGTTTAAGACAGATAGATATGAAACTCCTGTGGTTAGTATTAAGAATGGTATAACTTCTGCGGTTAAAGATATTAAAGGAAGTTTAGATTGGTTAGAACAATTTGAAAATGTTATAGTAAACTTTGACAATGACGAGCATGGTCGTGAAGGTGCATTAAAGGTAGCTGAATTATTTAGCCCAGGGAAATGTAAGATAATGTATCTTCCAAATGAATTTAAAGATGCATCTGATTGCTTGATGAAAAATAAATTACAAGTATATCAAAAAGCATTTTGGAATGCGAAGGTCTATGCTCCTGATGGAATTATAAATGCTAACATTTTATTTGATGAGATAAGTAAACCAACACTTCAAAGCTTTGTTCAATATCCTTTTGAAGGATTAAATAAAATAACATATGGATTAAGACCATCTGAATTAGTGACGTTTACTTCAGGTAGTGGGTTAGGTAAGACCCAAGTTATGAGAGAGTTGGTTCATCATTTAATTAAATCTACTAAAGATAATATAGGTTTGTTAATGTTAGAAGAGACCCCTGTTATAACATCTAAAGGTATAATGAGTATTGAAGCGAATCAAAGATTACATTTACCTGATGTTCATGTACCTAAAGAAGAATTAAAAACTTATTTTGATGCAACTGTTGGTACTGGTAGAGTATTTATGTTTGACCATTTTGGTTCTAACACTATTGATAATATAGTTTCAAGAGTTAGATATTTAGCTAAAGGTTTAGATTGTAAATATATTATTATAGACCACGTTAGTATTATTGTATCTGACCAAAGTCATGGTGATGAGAGAAGAGCATTGGATGAAATCATGACTAGATTAAGAACACTTGTACAAGAAACAGGTATAGCTATGATAGTTGTATCACATTTAAGACGACCTGATGGTAAAGGACATGAAGAGGGTGCGGCAACTTCTCTATCTCAATTAAGAGGTAGTGCTAGTATAGGACAGTTAAGTGATATGGTTATCGGATTGGAAAGAGATGCACAAAATGATGACCCTGATATTAGAAATACAACAAAGGTTAGAGTATTAAAGAATAGATTTGCAGGATTAACTGGACCATGTTGTGATTTAAAATATGATAATGATACTGGAAGATTGACTGAAGTTAAAGCAAATGACTTTTGATAAAGTAATATTTGATATTGAAACAACTCTTAAGGCAGATAAAATTTGGTGTATTGTTTGTAAACATAAAGGTACTTACTATCAATTCAGACAAGATAAATTACATAGGTTTGAAGAGTTTATAAAACAAACTAATGAAATAATTGGACATAATATTATAGGTTTTGATATACCAGTACTTAATAGATTTTTTGGTTATGATTTATTTAAGAAGTGTAAGATAACTGATACATTAATCTTATCAAGATTACTTAATCCCATGTTAGAAGGTGGGCATTCATTAAGAAACTGGGGAGAAAAACTTTATAAAAAGAAATATGAGTTTGACCAGTTTGATTATTTTAGTGAAGAGATGTTAAGGTATTGTAGAAATGATGTTGACTTAACAGAAAAGTTATACAACTTCCTTTCTAAAAAGATGACAGACTTTGGTAAGTCAATTGATTTAGAACATAAGGTTGCACATATAATACAACGACAACATGAACGAGGATTTATGATTGATGTGGTAGGTGCACATATGCTTCAAGCTAAATTTAAAGAGGACATGAATACTCTTCAAGATAAAGTTAGAAAAACTTTTCCTCCTTTAAAAATTGAAACAGAATTTATTCCAAAGGTTAATAACAAAGCTAAAGGATATGTAAAGGGAAAACCTTTTACTAAAGTTAAGTTTAAAGAATTTAATTTAGGTTCACGACAACAGATTGGAGAACGATTAATTATGTTGGGGTGGAAACCTAAAAAGAAAACAGATAAAGGACATATAATAGTTGATGAAAAAGTTTTATCAGAGATTAAAAATATTCCTGAAGCTGAATTAATTAAAGAGTTTCTAATGCTTCAGAAAAGAATTGCTCAAGTCAGTTCTTGGATTGAAGCAACTAGAGAGGATGGTAGAGTACATGGCAAAGTAATTACAAATGGTACTGTTACTGGAAGGATGAGCCATCAATCGCCCAATATGGCACAAGTTCCTGCTGTGTACTCGCCCTATGGTAAGGAATGTAGGGCATTATGGGTGGCAAAGAAGGGCTATAAATTAGTAGGTGTTGATGCTTCAGGACTTGAGTTGAGGATGTTAGCACATTACATGAACGATAAGGAATACACAAATGAAATCATTAATGGAGATATACACACAGCAAATAAAAATTCTGCTGGTTTGGGGTCAAGAGATGAGGCGAAGACTTTTATTTACGCATTCATCTATGGAGCAGGGGATAAAAAAATCGGAAGTATCCTCGGAAGGTCTGAAGCAGATGGAAGAAGAGTTAAAGAAAAATTTCTCAGACATACACCAAGTCTTAGAAGCTTACGAGAAAAAGTGGATGGAGTGGCTAAAAAAAGATGGCTCAAAGGACTTGACCAAAGAAAAATCCTCATAAGACACCCCCATGCGGCTTTAAATACCCTATTACAGGGTGCTGGTGCGTGTGTTATGAAGTATGCGTTGACATTACTAGAAGAATATGTTATAAAGAAACGAATCAAAGCTTATCCTGTAGTAAATGTACATGATGAGTTTCAATATGAAGTTGAAGAAAGTAAAACAAAAGAGTTTGGAGAGTTGGCAGTACAGTCAATCATTCAAGCTGGAAAGGATTTAAAAATAAGGTGTCCATTAGATGGCGAATATAAAATCGGAAACAACTGGGCAGAAACGCATTGATACAATAGCTACTGATATTAAAAATTTAGTAGCTGGAATATCTAATGGTAAACCTGCAAAAGTAACAGAGGAAAACATGGAGAGATTCCTTAATAATATTAAGGAAGCTTTTAATGCATGGAATAATCCTGTCAAAGAAAAGGATGGAAAATTAAGAATGAGTGTACTAGGTAAACCACCTAGACAATTATGGTATGATAGATTTAGTCCAAAGAAAACTAAAGATTATGATGCTAGTTTAAATATTAAATTTTTATATGGACATATCCTAGAACATTTATTATTATATCTAGCAGAATTAACTGGACATAAAATTGGAGACCAACAAAAGAAAGTAGAGATAGATAATATTAAAGGACATATAGATGCAACAGTAGATGGTGAAGTATGTGATGTTAAGTCTGCATCATCATTTAGTTTTAAGAAATTTAAAACAGGTGAGTTAGTTAATGATGACCCATTTGGTTATCATGCCCAGCTATCAGGATATGAAACAGGTATGGGTACAAAGGCAGGTGGCTTCTTGGTTATGGATAAATCAAGTGGAGATGTTTGTTTCTATAAACCTGATGAGTTAGCTAAACCTAATGTTAAAACTTTAATTAAAACTTTACAAGATACATTAAAGAGTAATGCACCACCTGAAAGATGTTATGAATTATCTGAAACTAAAGGTGGAAATAAATCTTTACCTATTGGTTGTCAGTTTTGTGCACATAAATGGGAGTGTTATAAAGATGCTAATGGTGGTAAAGGATTAAGAGTATTTAAATATTCTAATAAGTTTGTTTATTTAGCTGAAGTAAATAGACAACCAAATGTTGAAGAGATAACTAAAAACTTTTCTGAAGAATTAAAAACATATGGAAAAAGAATTAAAGCATAAACATTTATTAGTTAGAGCAGAAACTTTAGAACCACCTAAAGATTTAAAAGCTATTAAGAAGTGGATGAGGTCTTTGATAAAAGATATTGGTATGAAAGTATTAGGTGGACCTTATGCAAAGTATTGTGAGGTACAAGGTAATAGAGGATTAACTTGTGTGACTATTATAGAAACCTCACATATAACTTTACACTCATGGGATGAAATGAACCCTGCTTTAGTACAGTTAGATGTGTATAGTTGTAAAGAGTTAGATGAAAAGATTGTGTTTGATTATGTTTATAAGTTTCAACCTGTTCGGATGAGTTATAGATATTTTGATAGAGAAAAGAATTTTAAATTATTAAAGTTAGATAAAGATGGAAACTAAAAATAAAGAATTATATAAACCATTACCTAATAATGAATGTATTAAACTTACAATTGATAAGAGTAAGATACAAGGTCTAGGATTATTTACCCAATTGTTTGTACCAAAGGGTGTTAATTTTGGTATAAGTCATTACAAAATTAAAGATGAA